TTGCAGAGCACTTGATGCTATCAATGCGATAACTTCGTTAATCTATCGTCAAGTCCAGCACGATTTCTGTGTCGTGCCTTCCGGTGTGGTACGAGCCTCCGGCTTCGCATCACGTTCACACCTTGCCGGTTAACGCTGTTGACGATATTGGCCCTAGACATGATTGCTTCGCAGCAATCTAGGGTGACTCCACCGCCCCGACATCCTTTACCCCTGCCTTCACAACATTGCCTTGCACTCAATGTCAGCAGGTTTCCTTCGGCTCCGCCGTGAGAGCCGATTCGCTGTTCGCTAGACCGATACCTGATCGGAGGTGGTATACACCCATTCAGTTTGCGTTCTCCGCCGAGTTATCCCTTCGGAACCGACCTGATGAGCTGGTCAATCCCTCGATGCCAATCACCATGCCCAGAATTCTCGAAAACTGTCAACTATTATTTTGCAACTATGTTTATTACCCTTCGGGTAAGATCGGCAGTTTAAACGCTATGAGGTTGTGTGATGGGTAAGCAGATGAGCGTGAAGGAACGCCTGTTCGCTAGGTATGTGGCCGAAGGCCGTACACAAGCAGAGAGCGTCCGCATGGCTGGCTTTGCCAGTAGTAATCCAGATAAAAAGGGCAGTGAGTTGGTTAAAAAGCAACAGGTCGTAGACCTAATAAATCAGCGGGGCAGCGAGTTAACCGACGAAAGAGCGGTATCCCTTCGGGAACATCTCGATACCTTGGCTGCTTTGCGTGACGATGCGCGAGATGCTGGTCAATATAGCTCTGCTATACAGGCTGAACACCATCGTGGCAAAGCCTCTAGGCTTTATGTGGAGCAACAGGCTATCGTGAACGCCGACGCGGACTCACCTTCGGTGATTTTGGAGCGTTTAAACGGTCTGCTATCGCATGATCGTGTCGCGGGCAAGGACTAGCGCCCGCATAATGCGCATGGGAGTCCCGCGCGTGGCGCGTTTACACGCATCCGCATACCCCCACCCCCCTGTGCGTGGCGCAGGAGTCCCGCATATACACATATATACTAATATAGACAGTGGATTACCTAATTTTACAAATACAACATATAAAAACAAAACGATTATTTACAATTACACACCCCAAAAATTTATATTTACAGAAAACCATTTTGTAAACACGGAGTTTTGCAATGTCAGATGACGTATCTAGTCAACTATCAGTTATGAAAGACTTGTTGACTCCAGAAAAGCTTGCATCATTGTCGCCTATACAGCGTGATGAGGTGATAGATCTAATCAAAGCATTAGAAACTTCTGTTGTCAGGGAGAAATCTCACGATGAGTTCCTTGTTTTTTGTAAAGCTGTGTGGCCTGAGTTCATTGAGGGTGGTCATCACAGGAAAATGGCTGCTGCTTTTGAGCGTGTAGCTAGTGGTGAGTGTAAAAGGCTAATGATTAATATGCCTCCTCGTATGGGTAAGTCGCAATTAGCGTCTTGGTTGTTGCCAGCTTGGATTGTTGGGCGTATGCCGAGCAAGAAAATCATTATGGCATCCCACACCTTGGAGCTTGCTGTACGTTTTGGTCGTATGGTGCGTAACTTAATCAAGAGTGATGAGTATAAAAGGGTATTCCCTAATGCTGGGTTAACCGCAGACTCTAAAGCTGCTGGTCGTTTTGATATATCTGGCGGTGGTGAATACTTCTCTGTTGGTGTTGGAGGTTCTGTTACAGGTCGTGGTGGCGATATAGTTATTATTGATGACCCTCACTCTGAACAGCAAGGCCAGCAAGCTGACCCACGGGTATTTGATTCTACTTATGAGTGGTACACATCTGGCCCTCGTCAGCGATTACAGCCCGGAGGAGCTATCGTTATTGTAATGACTAGATGGAGTCAAAGAGATCTTTGTGGGCAGATCATTAATGATAGCATTCAGAGGGACGGTACGGACGAATGGGAGGTTCTTGAGCTTCCCGCTATACTTCCATCAGGCAAGTCTTTATGGCCTGAGTTCTGGCCTGTAGAGGAGTTAGAGAGCCTTAAGGCTGAGTTACCTATATCTAAGTGGGAAGCGCAGTACCAACAGAACCCTACCTCAGAAGAATCAGCTATCGTTAAGCGAGAGTGGTGGAATGTGTGGGAAAAGAAAGAGCCGCCCCGTGTATCGTTTATTATTCAGTCTTGGGATACAGCGTTTATGAAACACGAACGCGCTGACTACTCCGCGTGTACAACGTGGGGTGTGTTCTACATGGACGATGATGATGGAAGGTTGGCACCTAATATAATACTGCTTGATGCTTTAAAAGAACGCATGGAGTTTCCTACGCTAAAGCAGCGAGCGTATGAAATGTATATGGATTGGGAGCCAGATGCTTGCATCGTAGAAGCCAAAGCTGCTGGTACTCCGTTGATATATGAGTTGAGGGCAATGGGGATAAGTGTTACAGAGTACACACCATCCCGTGGTAATGATAAGGTGTCGCGTGTAAACGCAGTTTCAGACTTCTTTGCGTCAGGTATTGTTTGGGCACCGCCCAAGCGGTGGGCTGAAGAAGTGATAGAAGAGTTTGCGGCTTTTCCTGTAGGCGACCACGATGACCTTGTGGACTCCTCAACCCAAGCATTGCTTAGGTTTAGGCAGGGTGGCTTCATATCTCTTGATCACGATGAATATGTTGAAAGTCAACCAAGGCGAATTGCCAACTATTATTAGCGCGTTTAAACTCGTCGCAACTAGGAGCTTGTTATGGCTATGGAAAAACCTTTAGACCCTCTTCAAATATCGGATATACAAAACCGTCTTGAGAGTCCAGATCAACCGGCAATGGTTGTAGAAATTGAAAACCCTGACTCCGTGTCTATTGAGACAGAGGATGGTGGTTTAATTATCGACTTTGATGCAGCTTCTGAAATGGAAGATGTTCCTTTTGATGGCAACCTTGCAGAGTATATGGATGATCGCGTCCTTGATACTTTAGGCTCTGAGCTTGTATCTGCATATGAAGATGACATTTCATCCAGAAAGGATTGGGAAGAAACGTACATTGAAGGTTTAGATCTTCTTGGTTTGAAGATAGAGGATCGTACAGAGCCGTGGCCCGGAGCTTGTGGCGTACATCATCCATTGTTAGCTGAGTCTGTAATTAGATTTCAGTCACAGGCAATATCTGAATTGTTCCCAGCCGGTGGCCCAGCAAGATCTAAGATTGTTGGCGAAGCTTCAGATGAAATATACAAACAAGCTAATAGAGTTCAAAATTATTTAAACTTCTTACTTACAGAAGAGATGTCAGAGTTTCGTAGCGAAACAGAGCGTATGTTATTTTCACTACCCCTAGCAGGTAGTGCTTTCAAAAAAGTTTACTATGACCCGAACATGGGTCGTCCTTGCTCTATATTTGTTCCTGCTGAAGATATGGTTGTGTTTAACGGCGCAACAGATCTCAAGTCAATTACAAGAATGACGCACAGGATGCGCAAAACAAGTAATGAGATAAGAAAGCTACAAGTATCTGGGTTTTATAGGGATATAGAGTTAAGCGGTTCTGATTCATACGTTGATGCAATCAAAGAAAAATATGGTGAAATAACTGGAGAGTCTTATTCTTCAACACCAAGTGGTTCTTATCTTACGGGCGAAACTGTAAATACAATTCTTGAAATCCAAGTGGACTTGGATTTAGAAGACTTTGAGGACATGAAGGATGATGAGCCTACAGGTATAGCTATTCCTTATGTAGTAACAGTTGATAAAGGTTCTTCACAAATTTTATCTATACGCAGAAATTATTTTGAAGATGATCCGTTAAAGATGAGACGAGATCACTTTGTTCATTATGAATACATTCCGGGTCTTGGATTTTATGGCTTAGGCTTGGTTCACTTGATCGGCGGCTTGGTTAAATCTGCTACTTCTATTCTTCGCCAGCTTGTTGACGCAGGTACTTTGGCAAATCTTCCGGGCGGATTAAAGACTCGCGGCATGAGAATTACCGCAGATGATACGCCTATTATGCCCGGTGAGTTTAGAGACGTTGACGTTCCCGGTGGAACGATTAAAGAAAACATTTCGTTCTTGCCATACAAAGAGCCAAGCGCAACGCTTTACCAACTGTTAAATAATATAGTTGAAGAGTCTCGCAGGTTTGCATCTATGGCTGATGTAAAAGCAGCCGACATGAATAGCCAAGCCCCAGTAGGGACAACGCTTGCATTGATCGAAAGAAACATGAAAGTAATGTCTGCTATACAAGCTAGGCTTTATGCGTCAATGAAAAATGAGCTAAAGCTATTGGTTCGTATTGTTAAAGACTTTGGGCCGTCTGAATATCCATATCAACCCTATGGAGAACCATCAGATATACAAGGAGACTTTAGCGATCAGATCGACATAATCCCTGTAGCAAATCCAAACGCTGCAACAATGTCTCAAAGAATTATGCAGTATCAATCTGCATTACAGCTTGCAGCCCAAGCTCCGCAACTTTATGACCTTCCAGCACTGCACAGGCAGATGCTTGAGGCGCTAGGTATACGCGACCCAGAAAGCTTGATTCCAAATCAAGACGAGCTTAAACCTAAAGACCCTGTAACAGAAAATATGGACTTCATTAATAACGAGCCAGTTAAAGCCTTTAGTTATCAAGACCACGAAGCGCATATAGAAACGCACCTTGCGGCAATGCAAGATCCAAAGATTATGAAGCTTATGGAGCAATCGCCAAATCAAAATGCAATTGCTATGGCAGTATCTGCACACATATCAGAACACCTTGCATTCTTGTATAGAGAGAAGATACAAGAAGAGCTTGGATTGGATCTGCCATCAACAGATACAGAGCTACCGCCAGAAATAGAAGCCAAGTTAGCTTCGCTAGTTGCCCAAGCAGCACAACAGTTGTTACAGAAAAATCAATCAGAGGCGCAGCAAGAGCAGCAACAAGCTCAAGCAGAAGATCCAATCTTGCAGCTTAAACAGAAAGAGCTTCAAATCGAAGAGCAATCTGCTTCAGCTAAAGCACAAACGGATCAACAAAGAGCTAATACTCAACAAGCCAAGCTCGATCTTGAAGCACAAAAAGCTCAGATGCGCGATGAACTAGCAAGGTTAAAGATTGAAACAGACATTCAACTTGCCGCTAATAAAATAAATAGTGATGAGCGAATAGCTGGCATGAGATCAGGTACAGGTGTTGTTACAAGCTCTCTAGATCGAGAGGCCCGTATGCTGAATGCAAGTAAGATTGAAAAATCTAAGGGCGCAGAAATTGGCAGAAAGATAGCTGAACAAATGACGAAGCCTAAATAATGGGAGGATTTGTTGACCCACAGTTTGTTGATTTGTTATTGTCACGTTTAAACGAGTTACAAGAACGACACGAAGAAAAGTTGATCACAGGATCAGTCGAGTCATTAGAGGACTACAAACTATTCAGAGGGCAATTAGAAGGTATTCGATTTGCCATTAGAGAAATAAAAGAAATAGCTGAAAGAACATTTACAGATGATATTTAGTGCCATCAGGGTGCAAGGGTTCTTCACTTCCCATTAAGTGTTGCAGAGAGAAAATAAATGACATCAGCAGAAATTGATTTAACATCAATTGGAGCTAAAGATGACAAGCCTAAAGAAGTTAAGGCAAGTCAACTTCCAGTTCCGACAGGCTATCATATACTCATCGGTCTACCTGAGATCGAAGATACATTTGATGGCGTTATTGTAAAGACTAAAAGTGCTATAGATATTGAAGAAACATCTTCAGTTGTAGGATTTGTTATTGCAATGGGGCCAGATTGCTACACAGACAAGAAAAGATTCCCTAATGGCCCGTGGTGTAAGGAAGGCGACTTCGTACTTATGCGAGCATATAGCGGGACAAGAATTAAAATTCACGGTCAAGAGTTTAGAATTATAAACGATGACACTCCCGAAGCTGTTGTAGATGATCCAAGAGGTATTAGTCGTGTCTGAAGTATCATTCCCAGAACCAAAAGAAAATAGTAATGACGGATTTGACACCAATGATATAGAAATCATTGAGGTAGATGATACGCCAGAGCAAGACCGTAGACCTGTACGAGACGATGTTGAACCTTTTAATATTGATGAAGAGATTGACATTCAAGATGATCGTGTTAAAAAGCGTTTAAACAGGTTAAAGTATGAGTATCACCAGCAGCGTCGAGAAAAAGAAGCTGCACAAAGATTAAAGGATGAGGCGGTTCAGTTTGCTCAAACTACGCAGAGTGAAGTTTCAAGACTTCAAGGCTTAGTTGGACAAAGCGAGCAAGCGCTTCTTCAGAGTGTACAAAATCGAACTGAGGCAGAATTAAACTCAGCAAGAGAAAAGTACAAGAAAGCCCATGAAGAGGGCGATACAGATTCGATGGTTGAGGCGCAGGAACAGCTTGCGCGCATTCAAGCAGATAGAGCATATATTGCTAACTATCAGCCACGGATGCAGCCATCACAAGTTCCAGAGCAGTCTGGACAAGCAATGCCGGTGGAACAGCCACCGCAACAGCAGCCAGTTGATCCTAATTTACAGGGTTGGCTGTCTCAAAACACTTGGTTTGGAGCGCCGGGAAATGAAGCACTCACAGGATTCACTTATGGTCTTGATGAGATGTTAGTAAAGCGGAATATAGAAAGATATACGCCGCAATACTTTCAAGCGATAAACGAGGCTCTTCGGGAAACTTTTCCCGCAGCATTTGCTAATGGAGAGCAACAGGCTACCCAGCAAGCGAAACGATCTTCAACTGTTGTTGCGTCAGCGCAACGTGGGAGTAAAGGTAAGCGGCAAGTTAAGTTGAATAGAACTCAACTTGATCTTGTTAAAAAGCTAGGAATTACACCAGAGCAATATGCTCTTCAACAAATGAGGATGGGAAATGAGTGAAACTAGAGAACCAAGAGAGATGGAGTCGCGTAATAACACTGCCAGAGAAAAGCAATGGTCGCCGCCAACAATACTCCCAGATCCAATTAGACAGCCCGGATGGGCGTTTAGATGGATTCGTACAGCCATGATGGGCGCTTCAGATGCAACCAATGTATCTATGCGTTTCAGAGAAGGATGGGAACCAGTAAAGTTGGAAGATCACCCAGAACTAGAAGTGATGCCTGATCACAATTCTAAGTTTCCGGGATGTGTAGAAATTGGTGGTCAGTTGCTATGTAAGGCTCCTCAAGAAGTTGCGGATTCGCGCCAACGTCATTACGAAGGAATTGCAGCGCAACAAATGGAAAGTGTCGATCAATCCTATATGCGAGAAAATGATCCTCGGATGCCTATGCTCCGACCAGATAGAACAACTCGCGTAACAAAAGGGAAGTGGTAGACCTATAACTTTTTTATTTGTTAGAGGAAATAACTATGGCTATTACAGCCGCCCCATTTGGGGCTAGACCAGTAAGCACAACAAGTGCAAGCGGGTCGTTTAACGGAAAGGTACAGCATCTTAAAATTGCATCTGAATATGGTACTTCCATATTTAACGGTGACTTTGTTAAGACTGTTGCTGGCGGAACTATTGAAAAAGATGCTGGTACGGCAGCTTTAACAACCCAAGGTATTTTTATGGGTGTTAAGTATACCGATCCAACTACTAAGCAAATGACGTTTAGCCAATACTGGCCCGCGTCAACTGTAGCAACAGATGCTTTTGCATATGTATTAACTGACCCTGATGTGGTTTTTATGATGCAAGCTGATGGCGCTATTGCTCAAACAGCAATTGGATCTAACTTTGATGTAATCCAAACCGCTGGAAGCACAAGCATCGGCAACAGCAAGAATGCTGTAGATGCTGACTCAACAGCAACCACCGCTACTTTTCCACTAAGAATCTATGATTTTTATGATGGCCCAAGCAGTAGTATTGGCGATGCATTTACTGACGCACTCTTCATTTTTAATGTTGGGCATCAGTATAGAAACACAACAGGCGTTTAAGGAGAACTAAGCGATGGCAATTTCAAGAGCGCAAATGCTTAAAGAACTCCTACCGGGGCTTAACGCCTTGTTTGGTTTGGAGTATACAAAGTACGAAGACGAGCACACTCAAATCTATGACACAGAATCTTCTGATCGTTCATTTGAGGAAGAAGTTAAGTTAAGTGGTTTTGGCGCAGCGCCAACTAAAGGTGAGGGCGAAAGCGTTATTTATGACGCGGCGCAAGAATCCTTTACAGCTCGCTTTAATCACGAAACTGTAGCAATGGGTTTTGCAATCACTGAGGAGGCGATGGAAGATAATCTTTACGATTCTCTATCTGCTCGTTACACCAAGGCGTTAGCAAGGGCTATGGCTTATACCAAGCAGGTTAAGTCAGCTTTCCCATTAAACAACGGCTTCACTAATGCTTTTCAGTCTGGAGATGGTGTAAACCTTTTCACAGCTGATGGCGATGGTGTTACTGGTGGTGATGGTCACATTACTGTCGGTGGTGGCAAAAACAGCAACCGTCCTGTGACTGCTGCGGATTTAAATGAAACCTCACTAGAAGCTGCAATTATTGCAATTGCTGGCTGGACAGATGAGCGTGGACTTTTAATTGCCGCTCGTCCTAGAAAGTTGATTGTACCCCCAGCTTTGATGTTTACAGCTACTAGAATCCTTCAGACTGAAGGCCGTGTTGGTACAGCAGATAACGATCTTAACGCTATCTACACCAATGGCAGCATTCCAGAAGGTTACTCAGTAAACCATTACCTCACAGATACAAATGCGTGGTTCTTGATTACTGATGTGCCAAATGGCATGAAGCACTTTGAGCGCTCTGCATTAGAGAACTCAATGGACGGTGACTTCGATACAGGTAATGTAAGATATAAAGCGAGAGAGCGTTACTCGTTTGGTGTTAGTGACCCGTTAGGAATTTTCGGTTCACCCGGCTCTAGCTAGAGCTTTTAAGGACTATCCGATGTATGATCGGGTAGTCCTTTTTTTTATCCTGACAGTTGCATCTTGTAACTGACACTAGCCACGACAGGAGATCATCATGGCGAATACTACTTTTAACGGATCAGTCCGTTCAGAAAATGGCTTTACTAAAATCACTAAAGCTGCGTCAACCGGCGTAATTACAAACAATTCCACATATTCTACTAACGCCTCTATAGGTGGCACTCTTGGTGTAACTGGCGTTACAACACTTACGGGCAACACAGGCCCAGAAGCTGGCACTGGTATTACTACCGGAACCGGCACCATTTATGCATCTACAGTTACTCAAGCTGGCGGGTTGTGGCACACAAGCATTCTTATGGATCTTACTGGCCTAGCATCTTCTGGTAGCGGCGACATCATTGGTAAAGCGGCTACTGCTTCTTCCAACATAGGTACTACAACTGTAGCCCTAAATGGAACAATTCTAGGCGGCAAGCTTACCTGCATAGAGACTCCTGCTGGCGGCGATCCAGACATTGATCTTTGGTATGCCGATGAATCAACAGGTGCTGAAGATGCTGCAATTACATCTTTAAGTAATCAGGTTCAAATGTTGAACTCTGGCGACCTAGCTGCTGGTTCTGTGCTTGGTATCCCTGTTCCTCCCGCTGCTGGTAAATTTATGTACTTGGTAGCCGGTGCAGCAACTAATGCAGACTACACCGCAGGAAAGATTCTTATCGAGTTCTTTGGGTATAACGCTTAATATTTAGCAAACTGGTTGGGGCGGCAACGCCCCTATCTCTATTTAGGGGTAATGTATGGCTGATGCAGTAGCAACTCAGACAATTCAAGATGGTGGGCGTAAAGCAATATTTAGGTTTTCTAATGTTAGTGATGGTAGTGGTGAATCTGCCGTTACAAAAATAGATGTATCTGCGCTTAGAACAGACCCGGTTACAGGGAAAGCTTGCACTAAAGTAACGATAGAAAAAATAACTTACGTTACTATTGGAATGAGCGTAAAGATTTTATTTGATGCATCAACTGATGTTTTAGCTTGGCAGTTGAATGCAGATTGGGCTGATCAATTAGACTTTAGTGAGTTTAACGGAATACCAAATAATGCTGGCAGTGGAGTCAATGGAGACATTAAGTTTACTACAGTGGGTCATAGCAACACTGATGTATATAATGTAATCATGACCGTCATTAAGCATTACGGATAATAGTTATGTTGAATGAGTTTGAATCAAAAATGGTAACTTGCTTTCATTTTTTTTCTGAGCCAAATGATCATGTCAAGATCAAAATCAATTTAGACAAAGATCATCGCAATGTAGTCTTTGAAACGTATAGCACTATTCCAATAGCAAATAAAATGTCTATTGAGCAATTTCTTAACACGCCAGTAGACACCTTGAAAGCTATCGCTAAAGGTCTTTACAAAGATATAAAGGTTGTAGGGTAATGAAAAGTATGCGGCAAAAAAATAAACGTCAGATGTCTGCTGGTGGCATGAAAGATGGCGGCATGACTATGGTTGAAAAAGCTGGGAAAATGGTTCCTGATTTTGCTGCGGATGGCATAGGCAAAATGAAGGATGGAGGCCCAGTTAAAAGCAAAATGGAACGTCGCGGATATGGCGCAGCCAGAAAGCCAAGTTAACGATGTAGAGCAATCTATCCGAGAAGAAGTGAGAGAGTGGTCAAAAGTTGTTCTTGAGTCTTCAAGGTTAGATATGGACGGGTTAAGCATTTGCCCTTATGCAAAAGCTGCATGGGATGCAAATAAGGTATTAATGACGTTTAAACGTACGGAATCATATTGCCCTGTATATGACTCTATTGATGGCTATAATGATGACTTTGATATAAACATTATTATTGATCTTGATTACGAGGAAAGTGCAGAAGAGTTTCATAGGCGTGTAGAATCATTAAACTACGCTATAGCTGAAGGGGCTTTTGGAGATACAGATTTATGGCTCATGGGGTTTCACCCTGATGATATTGAAGAAGATGAGCCGGAAGAATGCATGGAGTTTGAGCAAACAAATGATTGTTCTTATGGAATGATGTATTTGCAGCGTTTAAACACCTTGCAGAAAGCGGTGTATAAGTTGAAGAATACAAAATATTACTCTTTTGTATTCCAAGACGAAAAACCACCTCATGTGTTTAGTCTTAGAGAAAAATTTTACAAACAACTTATAGGAGAAGTTCATGCGTAAAACAATGAAGAAAGCTGGAGTTAAGAAAAAAAAGCCAACAAAAATGGCTGGCGGTACAATGAAAAAAGCTGGCGTTATGAAGAAGCGTCCTGCTGGCCTTCGTGCTGGATCTATGGTCAAGAAAAAGAAGTAGCTGTGAATGTCCACTTATGCGTTTGATTTAGATTTAGGCGATGTAGTTGAGGAAGCTTTTGAACGGGCAGGTTCCGAATTAAAAAGTGGATATGATTACAGGACTGCTCGTCGCAGTATGAACCTTATGTTTCTTGATTGGCAGAATCGAGGATTAAACCTGTGGACAATAAAAAACGGTACTCAAGCCCTTACAGCAGGAACATCTAAGTATGATCTTGATGCTAAGGTGCTTGATATTGTTGAAGCATCAATAAGGACGAATGTTGGTGATGTGTCAAGGCAGACAGATCAAAGCGTTACTAGGATTTCAGTAAAGCAATATTCGCATCTTACAAACAAATTAACACAATCAAAGCCATTGCAATTTTGGTTAGAAAAATCAGACACTGTTTCATCGGTTAATCTTTGGCCTGTTCCTGACTCAACGCAAACGTATGTTTTAGACTTTTACTATATAGAACGTATTGCAGATATAGGTTCATCTGGTTCAGATAATCCCGAAATACCTTCTAGATTTTTGCCGTGTCTTGTTGCGGGATTAGCATACAACATTGCATTAAAAAAGCCTGAACTAGCACAAAGAATACCTTTGCTTAAAAGTCTTTATGAAGAAGAGTGGACTAATGCTACTGATGCAGATAGAGGCAAGGAGTCGTTGTTCTTTGTTCCCGGAGGGTATAGGTATTGAGTATTTATGCCAGAGGTAAAAGAGCATTTGGATTTTGTGATGTAACTGGCTTTAGGTACAGATTAAGAGACTTAGTGCCATTAGTCCGTGATGGTCGTGATACAGGGTTTCGTGTTGGGTTTGATGTTTTAGATAAAGACAACCCTCAATATGAACTAGGCCGGATGAGTATGTCTGACCCTCAAGCACTAAGAAATCCGCGCCCAGATACTTCTTTGTTTCAAAGTAGAATATTAGGATCATTTGATCCTGTTGGCGGCGGTATAACAGAGCTAGGCTCTAGGACTGTTGGCTTAGATATTACTGGCGAAATGGGCAAAGTAACAGTGGTGATAAGCTAATGGCATGGACGTACACAACGCTTACTCAAGCAATAAAAGATTATACAGAAAACTCTGAAACTACATTTGCAAATAATATATCTGTGTTTGTAACAACTACAGAGCAAATGATATTAAGAACTATACAGCTTCCAGACTTTAGGAAGAATGTTACAGGAACGCTTACAGCTGATGTTCCTTACTTGGAGATGCCTTCAGACTTTTTGTTTCCGTACTCCCTTGCTTTGAATAGTTCTAGTTATGATTATTTAATATTTAAAGACGTTAACTTTATAAGAGAGCTTTACCCTGTACCGGCAACAACAGGCACCCCAAAGTATTACGCTATATTTGATCAAAGCACCTTTATTATTGGGCCAACGCCAAGCGCCTCATCTTCCGTAGAGCTTCATTATTTTTATCAGCCGCAATCAATAACGGTTTCTGCTGATGGAACAAGCTGGATTGGAGATAATGCAGACAACGCACTGTTATATGGATCACTGATGCAAGCATATATTTTTATGAAGGGAGAGCCGGATATAATTCAATTGTATCAAACACAATTTGAAGCTGCTTTGGGGCAATTGAAAATGGAAGGCGATGGTTACAATAGAACCGATGCATACAGAACTGGTCAAAAAAGCATTAAAACAGTCTAATGAGTAATTCAGTAACACTTTCATTGGGCGCGTTTGAGGTTGTAACAACGTCGAATAAAGGGCATGACCCTGAGTTTTGGGCAGAAACAATAGCAAACAGAGTTGTAAGCGTTGGCGGTAATTGTCACCCTATCATTGCTCAACAAGCTGAAGAGTTTAAACAGGCGGTTAGAGATACTGCGCTGCATTACATTAAAGAAGCAATTAAAAGCGATAGGACTACCCTTACCGCTGAATTTGAACGTCAAGGCCATAAAGATATGGCTGATATAATTAGGAGGCTATAATGGCTATTAGCACTGCAATGTGTACTTCGTTTAAGGTTGAGATTTTAAAAGGTGTTCATAATTTCACCGCTGCGGGAGATCAGTATAAACTTGCGCTGTACACAAGCTCCGCAACATTGGGCGCAGCTACAACTGCTTACACA